AGAACTTACTATTCTTTTATCATTTAATGTTATATTTACTAGACTAGGTCCAGTATTTCCTGTTGGGCCGTATCCTGTAGTTCCAGTAGATCCAGTTGAACCAGTAGGACCTATAGGACCTGTTGGGCCAGTGTACCCAACGATTCTTTGAATTGTTGTTCGAAATAATCTACTACTACCTTGACTAGATGGCATAATATTATACCGGAGTTATTCTTAGTCGAGCTAGACATGTATTTAAATTAGTTTCAATGTTTGCAATTTTTGCTGCCAGATCGTAACTACCAAGACTTAATCCGCTTACCGTTAAACTATTAATTGTTAGATTTTTTGGAACAATTAGAGATTTGCTTTCTGAGCTTTTAGTTTTTATGTAAACTTTTAATGGACCTGCTTCTTGTACTCTTCCTCCTGAAAAATTGGAAGAAAAAGATTGTAGTTTTCTATTATCACTAGTCAGTATATCATTACTAAATGAAACTTTTGGAGTTAGCAATCCATGTAAAGTGAACTGACTATTTACATAAAAATTTCCACCAAATGTTTCGTTGCTTCCGCCAAAGAAAAACCAATTATAATTAAATCCAGTCGCTGGTACATTAGACTGTGGTGATAGTATGTGTTCTGATGTATTTCTTTTTGAAACTGGTTTTTCTGAATTTGCATTATATGAATATACAAGAGGATCTACTTTAAAGTAATAATATGTAGAGTCTGCACTCCAAAGTGTAACTGCGGGAAACGAGAATTGTGCTTTTTGTGCCCTTGAAGCAAATGAAGATTTAGTATCTGCGGCAACTCTTTTTCCTATAAAACTAGCATCTGGTGTTTTGGCTGACCCATCGCTATTTAGAGGTTGAACCTTCATTATATAAGGCAATGATAAATCGAACTTCTCTATAAATTTAGGATTATCTGCCGCAGTTACTAAAGTTTCTCCATCACATGGAGAATATTCATCTGTAATTTCTGCACCAGACATGAATAATGCAAAAGTACCAACACCCCCACCTAACAATCTATCAAATTGAACTTCTGCTTCTCCGCCAACAACATACCCAATATAATTGTTTACAATTCCAGTATAAGAACCAGAACCATGTGGTCCTACTTGATATACTGGTTTTACTATGTTTCCAGTTTCAGTTGGAGCAATATCTTGAAGTTTTCCTGCGGTTGCCGCACTTAAAAAGTAAACATCTTTTCCACCAGAAGCTCCATTTTCTGCTGAAATTTCTAAAAAAGCATCTGGTAAATTTATAGATCCACTTATTACTACACTCAATGATGAGCTCGCGGCATTATAACTTTCGACTACTCCAAAAACTTCAGCAGTTACTTGATCATCTGCTTTAGATTTTTCATATTTTTCTGTTGTAGTATTATAAAATATAACATCACCAGATGTTATTCCAGATACATAAGATCCAGATGTAATCTGGCATTCTAATCTAGATCCTGCTCCAGAAGTAGATAATGTTATATTATTTTGAGTTGAAAGTATATTTGAACTATTACCGCAACTTGGCATTTTTTACCTCTTTTAACTTGATAGTGGGAAATCAGCGTCTGCTATTATGTGGTAGTAGATTCGATCATACTCTACTATTCCTTGTTCTGCACAAATTTTAAATCCATTTCTAGTAGTATCTGTTGTTATTACATTTACTCCTGCTCTAACAACTCTATTTCTATTATTATATCCTATTGTTCCACCGGACAACCTACAATCTCTACCAGAGGTTTGATTGAATGCATCATTTGCTCCAGTTGATGGTGAATAAATTATAAGTGTTGGGGTTGTTCTCATTTCTACTGGATATTTGACATAGTTGCAGTTTTGTGTTGGTATAATGATATGATTGAATATTCCATAATCTGGAATAGTTCTGTCAATCATAGTATTATCTTCTGCAATATTATTTGATGGATAACTGCTATAGAAATATTTTCTACATTCTGCTAGATTATATTCTTTGTTTCCATGATTATGATTAAACTCTAGATTGTTTCCATGAACAAGACAAACAGAAGCAATACTTACAGTAGCAGAAGCAGATAAAGGAGATCCTGCTCCAACTGTAGTCTTTATCAATGGTATGAAATCAAATCCAACCTCTGTATAATCATTTTGTCTTGCACCACCTAGTGTTGCTAGATTTTCTATAGTAAATGAAACATTAAATCTTTCCCAAGAAGTTCCTAATGTAAACTCTTGGACAGCATCGTAATCTTCTTGAACTCCATCCACATATCTCGCATTATAAACTTGGATATTCAATCCATTCGAACTACATTTTCCATAGAAACTTAAAGTTACTTCTTGATCATTTAGTGCTTTTGCTGATGGAATTACATGACCTATTGTGATGTAATCACTAGAAGCATATGTGGTTCCCAAACATTTTACATCGATATAGTATGTTGGTGATCCTTCTACATCATCTTGGTAATCATCAAATGTTTTTCTTTCTATAGAAAATGCTTTTGTTGCAGAAGAAGTTATTCCATCTGTTCTTCTCCACATATCAGCAAACGCTAAATTTTCAGCACCAGTATATCCTGTGTTTTTCCCGGTATCTCTTTGCCATATATCAAAATTACCATTTAACAGTAAGTTATTGCTTTGTTCTATTGTTGTAGATTGAGATGCTTGAACTGCTGAAACCAAATTGGCGGAGGAAGTTGAATTCTTTTTATTTTGATTTAATACTGTAAATCTATTTGCAATGTATTGTGATGCTATTATTTTTCCATTATATGTTGGAGCAACATTGGTAACTAATTGATTAGCAGAGCTAGTCCAATCATTACTTAAGTAGTGATTACCTAAAACTCCAGATCCTATAGTTCCGGCGACATCGCCTGCTGTTGCTATTTCAAATATTGTATTTGCTCCATCTACAACAGAATCAACAACTACACCAATAATATAATCTTCTTCATGGCCAATATCAGAATTTTGATTTATAGAAGATCTACTCAAAAACCAACGACTGACATGATTCCTATTACCATTGGCTGTTAGATACTCTTGAAACTCTTCAAGAGATCCTATATTTGGGTTATACGAAACTACTTTTCCTGATACTATTCCTGCGGTACTGGCTCCAGAAGTTGCTAATGCAACAAATATTCTATTAGTTCCAGTAACTCCTGCTGCTCCAACTGCACTGTTTAAATAATTACCTCTATAATGTAAAACTACTCCAGATGTTACCCCAAGAGCATAAATGACTGGTTTAGAAACTGTTCCTGTTGTATTTGGTTCTGCGGTAGTGATTCCACCAGTTATTGTATCGCTTAAAAAGTAAATCTTCCCTGGTGTTAATGCAGATCCTGCAACTCCGCTAAAATTACCATCAATTTTACCTATTGTTGTTATGACAGAGTATGTGTTTGTTTGACCACTAATTACTCCTAAAACTTCAGCAGTACATGGATCTCCACCATTAGATGCAGTATATCCATGTGTTTGATTATAATATACAGGAGTACCAAAAGTAAATCCAGATGTTCCTGTGGTTATACCTGTAACTTTAAATGATAAATTTGGAAGAATTGTTTGTCCGTTAAAGTCTACATTCCCAGTAAAGGTAAGACCAGCAGTTATTGGTAAAGTTCCCCCTATTGCAATTTTCCATGTACCACTTGTTGGTCCATCCAAAGATATACCAGATCCATGAGTTAACCCAAAAACCTTAAGGATATTGAGTTTTTCGATAATTTCATCATTGGTTTTGGTCCACCAATCGTAGAAAGTATCTTTTGGATCTAGACTGCTTATAACTGTGGTTGTATCAATTGGCATTTTTTTCCTTTACTTGCTTATTTATATGTCTATTTTGCTAATAGCATAATTGTTTATTGCACTTAGAATAAATGATTCTCCAGTATTAATAACCTTGCAAATTGGTGTGTTTGGATCTGAATCATTAATCTCTGAAAAGGAGGTTATTACTAATTTAAGTCTATCTGCTCCGTCTGTTATGTCGTTAATAAATCTGTTTGAACGATCATGAAAGAAATACCCTTCGTCTCCATCCACAAATGAACTGGTAATAGTTTGAGATTCATAATTCAAATAAACTTGTTTTGGTGTAGTAGTTGATGGAGGATCAATCAGTAAATCTTTTGTTTCAAAATTATAAAACCAATAATTTCTACTAGTTTCTGGATTTGCAATAGTAAACCACCCAGTATTAAATGTTAACTTGATCTTATCATTTTCCTTTGTCATTTGAATCTGTGAGGAAATTAATGGAAAATTCTGAGAAATTATATTTGGATTAGTATAATTTACCCCAGAAATACCTGTTAATTGTTCTTGAAGATCTGTTGAAATATTATCTCCAACGATTGGCCATTGAGAATAAAAATGTAAGTTTAAAGTATTATATAAATTAAAAATCTCTTGCATTTCATTTAATTCTGCAGCCTGGAGTGCAATTCCTGGTTTGAATGCTAAAAGAAAATAATTTGATTTAAGTCTAGTTAGAGATTCAAATACTCTACTCCCAAGTGGATATGGATTTAACCTATAACCTGCTTGTCTAGTAAGTATATCATTTGTAAGTGTCATGACTGTGAATTCGTTATCTCAAAACCTGTACCTATATTATAAACTTTTATACCATTTGGTGTTTTTTCAATTCTAAAAATTAAATTAGAATCAGTAGCCGAAGAACTTTCTGTTAAGGATATAATTTCAACTTTAACTCTACCCGCCCCGCACGTTCCTGCAATATAATTTCCACTTGAATTATCATTGAAAAAATATCCTTCATTTCCTGGTATAGATGAACAATTGATGTATGATATTTGAGTATTTAGTTTTACATAACGAGTATCGGTGTTCGCCATATTTACTGTTAACTGAAGGGTTGGCAATTTTACCCAATATCTCATTCCGTTGTCATATACTGAAACATAATTTGATTCACCAGTTATGGTTCCCACTGTTGCGGTTAAAGAAGCTATTTCGACAGAAAGTGCTTGATCATTAATAACTAAAACTCCATTGCTAGATGTGACATAGAATGATTCACCACTTGATGCCTTGGTAAAATACTCTGTCATAAATTGGTAACTAAATGACATTTGTTGCTGCCATCTTTCCTGTATTTCATTCAATTCCTGAGCTTGAAGTGGATAACCGGGAGTGAAAGAAGTATAAACATAATTTTTATACATTTCATCATCCGATTCTGAAAGATTTCTTTGCTCAAGAAATTGATTATTTCTGCTATTGTATGGGGAAGTGGAAAGTGGAAATTTATTCATTTGTAATCTTTCAGATTGGTGTTACTATATTTAAGTTCATTCCTATGTTGATCGTTGGACTTTCCGATGATGCAATTGTTCTTTCTATAAATTTATTTGCCTTTGATAGAGATCCACTAAACTGTTTAAGGCCTGTTGGAATTACTGCTGGTCCTATTATTTCATATTTTGTTCCAGTTATGCTAAAATCGGTTATATTTTCTGCTTCATTCTTTATATCACCTACCAATTTAACAAATGTTCTCCCTGATATTGTGTTGAATTTTACATCTACAATTTTAGTTTTTTGTATTTTGGATCCAGTTAAATTTACATTTATAGCAGACCAATTTGCTTTATTTTCTAATTTTGTTCTTTCGGGAGAACCGGAAGAGTACAGAAGTAGTGGTATTTCTGTGTATCGTTTTTCGATTACTCTTGTAAACTTAGTTGTATTTGATTTACCTGCTAATAATTCCAAATCCCCAACTTCTTGTGTTGGATTATCTACCAACATATAATAATTTATAGAATCTGGTATTGTTATACCATCATCAATCAGAGTTTGTGTTTCAATTGATACATTAGTTTGAATATTTTTACAATTTAATACGGTAATAGGATCAAACCCCATTCCATCATAAACATCGAGGTTTAATGTTATTAAAGATAATAAAGTAGATTCTGACATGCCAGAAAGTATACTTGAATCTATATCTAGATTATAATCGTTATAATCTTGACCATGTTCTACTATTTCAATTCCATTTATTTCATAATTTCCTAATGAATTTATAAATGTAGTCAATCTCATTTCTGCTCCAGTGCCTGAACCAGAATTTATAGTAATCGATGGGTTTGCTTCTGTTACTGTTTTTTCAGATACACTTAAACCAGATAAATCAATAGTTGCAGAAATTATTGACCCATCCAATAATCCATTTTGCATATAATAATCGTATAGTTTATAATATGCAGAATTTGGAGAAATTTTATTGCTATTAATGTATGATTCTATTTCAGTTATTGTATCTGGTATAGTTATACTAGTTTCAACCGAAGAAGATCCATAAAATACAGAAGTATAATTGTCGTTTTTTCCTTCAAACAACCAAAAACACTCATTGCATGTTGTGTTTGAAAGAGTAGTAAACAGATCACCCTTAGAATAAGTTTCATATGTGCTGTCTGTTATTGGTAGTCTTGTATCTGAATTAAAATATATTCCACAGTTTCCTACTTCACTGGTAGAATAACCTTCGCAGAAACTAACGGCTCTTCTATACTGATTTGTCTCATTGCTTAGATCTAAATTATCAAAACTTATAACTGGTATCCAACTTGAATTTACAAATTTATAAAGATCTGGTGTAATTTTATATAAAGACAACCAAGAATATCCATCATCGTATTTAACTATTCCATATTGATGCACTGGTTTATGTGTTGAAACATAATTACCCGATAAAGCTTCATCATTATATGGATTATTTGAAATGCACAAATAAACTATTCCTGTCTCGGGAACATAGACATAAAAATTAGTAATAGATGAACTTAAATTAGATGTCCACGCGGTATAGAATGAACTACTATTCCATGAATTATTTGGAACTACACCTATTATATCATTTTTTGTTACTTTATACGAGATGTGTGCATCTCTCCACCCAGTTTTAAATGAATCGGTGGTATCGTTATTAAATGTAGAATCAGTATTACCAAGTAGGAGATACCTGATATATTTTACTCCATAGTCTATTATGTACTTAGATACTGTATTCTTTGCCATTTATTCTCCTAAAATTATGGACAATTTCCACAAGTAAGACCGTAGTTTGGACTAGTAGCACCCTGTTCATAAAATAGTCCAAACATATTATCTATATTTATATTCCAAAAACTAGTTATTGAATTGTCTATAGAACCTGTCCATTTGGGAAAGAAATGAGTTGCCGCATCAAATGGAATAAATTTTCCAGTACAACCAGTACAAAAAGTTAAACCGTACAAAGTTATTCCATTAAATGAAGAAATTCCAGTAGTATATGAAGTACTAAACTCATATGCTGCATAATTTTCTAATAAAGGTATCTCTGAAATATTTTGTATGATTTCTGGGTTCTCTGGACCCTGATAATCTTCTATAGTTTTTTCTATGAAAACTTTAATTCCAGCAGGGTGTAGCATATCTAAATAAGTATTTTGATATATCTCAGCAGTATATCCTGCTTTGAGTAAATACGAATACTCTTGAATCCAATTCGAATCTTGCATTCTAGAGTGATTCAAATATGAACCTGCTAAATCGCTTCTAGTTTCATAATCACCAGTTATTCCTTCATTTATAAATGAAAATTTGTCATTTTGAAATGCGCCGCCGTTTAATCGTAAAATATCTCTTTTAGGTTCATAAAGATAAACATCCTCTACTCCAAACAATGTTAGAAAGAAATATTTAATTGCTTCAACTGTAGTTTTTCTTTGATGTATATTTTTCTTTATGTTTTTTATAAAGGTTATAAATGCTTGATTGGATACATCTGGATTTGCTCCTTGAATTAGTTTTACATCAAATCCATCTGCAAATGTTTTAGCAAAACTTTCATAATAATTCTGTTTGGTTTTTTCAATATCAATAAGATCTAAAAGGTTACTTGATAAAAAATATTGAGCACCAGAATCATTATCACAATATAACCAATCATAGTATTTTTGCAAAAAGTCAAAAACACTTATAGGAGTTTGGCCCTCTTCTTCTAAAGATTGCTTTTCATAAACTACCCACAAAGGAATATACTTGGTTATATCGTGAAGAGTAGAACAACCGACATCACTAGGAACAAATCCATCTAAAACCTGAGTTAACTCTTCCGTGGTTTCTATTTTTAGAAAAAAATTATCTAACTCTGATTTTAAAGATGTTTGTGATATGGTTGTTATGATGGGAATCATGTAACTACAACCTCATCTATAAAGATATTATTTAAATTATTAGCAAATGGTTTAATGAATTTCTTTTCAAGTTCTATAGAAACTGTATATTCTTCGGAAGATATTGGTGGTATTGTTAATATTCCTTGGTCGATATTGATTAATCCGAAATCACCAGTTAACAAATTTCCATTTGCGTCATATGCTATCAACTTTATAAAATTTGCTTTATTTGTATTTGAATTTGTTCTAGCATATAAAATTATATTTCTACCAAGAACATCAATAAAATCGTCAGTTATTTGTACAGTTTGAGAATTTTCTATTTTAAATTTATTTCCGCTACTTATATTCAGTTCTTGATTTGCATTTCCAGTAGCAGTTAATTTAAATACAAAATCATCTTGACTTAGTTCTATTTTATCTGATTCAAAAGTACTTTGAATATCATCTGATATTTCATCAGCATAAAAAGAAGTATCTAATCTATTATATTCTATATAATTATCTAAAATATAAGATTTAATTCTATTAGATATATCTTGTTTTTGTTTGAGCGTGGCATATGGATTATTTGTTAATGCTCTAATAGAAATTCTATATGATACTGTTTTTGGTTGTACTAATTCGGGAAAAATTGTAATTACTGAATATTCTCGTAGTAAAGCAATTATATCTTTTTTCTTTTGGTCTTCTATTTCATTTGAAATGGAAACAAATACTCTACCATACTTTGGTGGATATGCTTCTTCCCCTCCAAATACACTAAATTTACCGAAATCAATTCCTGCTTCATATATCAGTGCGGTATAGTCAGATTTTGTTACTGCTCTTCCTTGAGCAGAAAACCACTTTGGTGCTAACATTTTTATTGAATTTATATTAGGTTGATTTAACCCGCCACTTGATCTATAACATTCTGGACAAGATACATTTATTGATAAGTTGCTGAACGAAAAGATGTTAGAAGTATCGTTACTAAAAGAAGAAATATCATTAGCAGCATTTCCAGAAGATACCATGTAATTTACTTCAACTACATCTACATCTGGATTTATTGATTTTCCTAAATTGTTTTCAATACCAAATTGTATAGCAAATCCTCCGGTACTGAGCCGTTCGATGAAATATATGTTATCATCAGTTAAATTAGATCCTATATTTCCAGTTAATTTCCATTCTTTTGCATCTGCTCCATTTTCAGAAACAAAAACTTTTATAGTACTTAAGTCTACATTTGGATTTTGTATAAAATATTTCTGACTAGTAGTGTTTATAGTTGATTGTGCAGAACTGTCAACTACTAGTGTGCCTTCTACTACCTCCAATACGACATCACTATCACTCATACTTCCTGATAATAAATTTCTAAACGTATAGACAATGCCATCTGAATTTACTCCATAAAATGTGGAGTGTTTTGCAATTTCATTTGAAGTTACACCAGATACTTGAATTTTTGCTCTTGCTGATTTTCTGCCAGGAACAGTAAACCCTAAAGGTTTAGTTAAAGAAATTAAAGATTCTATTCTTTGTGCAGAATCAATAAACATTTCACTAGATACCATATTCATATAATAAGCATAATAAAATGTATTATATGCCATAAGATCTATTAATGTTCTTATTGCGGATCCTTCAAAATTGTAGTCTTTTATTATTGCTTGTGTTTTTAGGTAGTCTATTAGACTGTTTTTAATATCATTAAAATCTAAATTACCTAATATCTTTTCTGGTGTATTGGCCATTACCTAGTCCTCTCTACGCTTATAACCAATGTTTGAACAGTTCTTGGATTTTGTACTGCATAAACAATTTCTATATCGAGGTAATTAGTATCTACGGTGCTTATAGAATAATTAACATCGGTAACTACTACTCTTGGTTCATATGTATTGATAACAGATTGCATTTGAACTTTATATTGGGTCATCCTCATGTCATTGTTGTCTATTGTTTCAAATAGCAATGAATATATCAAACTACCAAATCTATAATCAAATGGTTTTTCACCAAATCTAGTCAAAATTATATTTTTGATTGACTGTTTTATGCAGTTTAAATCTTTCTTGACATTAATATCATTTGTAAATGAATTTTTTGTCAGAAAAAAAGGTATATCTGAATATAGATTTGAGGTTAATTGCATGCCACTATTTATATTAAATTAAAAAGCCTGCTCCCCCTAATAAATCTCTGATTATACTGTAGGTGTAATCTGGTTCAACTGGAGACGAATCTCGTATTAGAGTCATTCTCATGCTTTGATTCGCATCCTTGTAGAATGAGTTTACAATTTCAGCAACCAACCATTTACCGTGTAAGTTTTTCTCTTGTCTTTCAAAACTTAGATTTATTCCTGCGTAGTGATTTATTTGGATAATGTTACCAATTTTAACCTTACTAGTAGCAGGAATTTGAACAGAAATTTGCTGAGAGGCAAGTTGCGTCATTAGTGCTTTTCTGATAAGTGGTGTTGCTCTAGGAGTATCCCAGAATGTTGCATAGGTTCTAGTATACTTTAAGTAATCAACAAACTTTTCTCCTACCTCTGGACAATTACAACTGCATGGGTTTGATGGATCGCTCCATATGCATCCAAGATATTGTTCTCCTAGATTTTTCTTGATTAGTTCACATTCTTTGATTTCTTTATATTTTCTATAAAGTTCCAAGTAACTAGGTTCATTTTCCTTTGGCATTCTATCTTTTGCAGGACACAAACAATAAGGATCATTTGGAGGACAAATTGAATTTGAAACTGTTCCATTTGGATTTGCACAAGTGAAAGTTTTACAAAGATTTTTTGTATCTCTGGAGAAAACTATGAACTGTGCTGAGAAATTATCATCAAATACATCGTAGTTTGGTGCCATTGTTTTTGGAGATACTAAACCGTACTCAGTTTCCCCAGTTAAGTCATATTTCCATACATCTTCAGTTAATAAACCTGGTTTATACATTACAAAGTCACCTCTTAACCAGTGAAGTGTAGTTTCGTAGAAGTATTTTTCTACTGCACCATCAACAAGATCTAAAGAATCCTCATTGTGTACATGTGCATAATTTGAAAGTGGTTCTGTTCCTCCAAATTCAGCCGATCTAACACTTAGCATTTTAATGCCTTCTGCTAGATTTTTTCCATCTTCCGTTAATCTCAACCAACGGTCTAAGTCGTCGCCATACCACCAGTAGTAATCTTGATACTTGTATGCGTAAATATCACCAAGAACACCACTAGAAGATCCTGTCATTGATCCAAATTTCTTTGCTAATATTGGGAATAGTTTTTGTGGTATGAATATATTCTTTGGGATATGGAAAGACCACCATGATCTATGTGGTTTTACTTTTCTATACGAGTATTGTAGATAACCACTACCGTGAGCACTTTCTTTATACTCTGGATCTACATCTGCGGATCTAGAGAATATATCATAACTATTTGTATTTTCCAACTTCAGATCTGGAGTTCCTTCTCCATGATACCACGATGACTTCCACCACCAACCCTTTGGATCTGATGCATAATATGGATAGTTAGTTTCAAACCCAACTTCTGGCCAAAGATCCATTCCGTTGTTTGTTAATGAAGTATCATTTAGATTTCTATATTCATCCCACCAGTGTTGTTGTTTATCGGTTTCTTCATCTGAAATTGGAGATTTCTTAACAGCAACATCAAACCCATAGGGATCCATACCAATAACAACTACATTATTTCTTATAGTTTGACGACCGGTTGGACCCGCAGTTAAAGATACCAGATATGGTAAGAAATACTCTGTTCCTGCATCACGAACAAACCCATCAGGGAAGTCTATGATTCTATCCAGTCCTATTGGTGTTTCAAATTCAATTCTGACATATGTTGAAAGTTGCTCTTTCTTTAGGTTTGCTGGTATTGAATTTTCATTAATATTAAAAATATTAAATGTATTGTGATAATTTACCGGATCAACACCTTGAGATAAATCATTTTGAGTAAACTGCAATTGTTCATTTACTTCTAATTCAATGTTATCTATTAAACTAACTTGAGTTTCTGGTAATGAAATTATTGTGCTTTCTGCATTAACAATATTAAAACAAAATTTTTCATCTGGTGCATATGGTTGTTCTGCATACTCACCAAATGGAAAATCATTAAATTTATTATAATTTAAATAATTATAATTTTTAAACACTTGTCTTTGTGATATAAAATTAGATTGATATTTTTGAGAATAATATGGGTGTTTAGTATTTGCTTGGGTAGATACTGGTTCGTCTTGAGCCGGTATATTCCATGCAAAGTTATATAACCATTCTCCTATTTGTGCTCCGGTTATACCTTTATTTTTTGCTAACAACTCATAACGACTACCTCTAATTGATTTTTTCTTTATGGACTTAATATTGAACAAAGATAAATCAGATATAACTGGACCGGTTCTTCCGCCTTCGATGCTTCCTGTTATACCAGTTGAAACATCAGTAAATATATTTTTACCGGGAATCTTAGAATAAAAGAATGCTTTTCTATTCCACCACTCTTGATATAGTGTATTAAATTGAGAAACAAGTCCTTGTTGTACTATGTTTTTTGTATAATCTAATAATTTTATTTGAGCTTCTAGTATTTTAATTTCTTGTTTCGCTCTTCGGGCTTCTGCTTCAAGATATAATGGATTGAAACATAATTTATTATAACAATTATCATCTTGTAAACATTGTCTTGTCACTTGTAAATTTGAATTAAGACCGATATATTCATCAAGATCTGTAAATCCAGATCCACCACCAGGAATATACCCATAAGAGTTATACCAATTATCTTCAGAACCAATGTATTGTGCTAATAGATTGACAAATTGATCCTTTGAGCATTCTCTACACCACTCAAGGGTTTCATCTGTTTTATAGTCAACAAAAGATTTTTCTTGTTCGGGAGAACAATTGCAACAATTAGATTTATCAAATTCCTTATCATTCTCTGATTCTAAGAAATTGTTACATTTTATACATTTATTGGAAGGTAGAACTATTAAAGGAATTTCTCCAAGACCATCCACATAATTAAATCCAACACAAGCGGATGGTTCTCTACTAAATACACTTCCAGTTAATGTATCAGTACATCCTTTGTTTAAGCAAGCAGGACCTCCTGGTTGACAACTGGTTTCTCCTTCCACACTTGTCAGTACTTTTTGTACAGAAAATAATGGAAGCCAAAGTCCACCAACATATCCACACTCGGCACATGACATATATGGTTGATTATATACTTCGTACCCTACGTTCCAGGTTGTATCATTAGTATCATATTCATGATCACAGGGTTTTCCATTATAAAAAGTTGGCTCATCACTACAAGGTCCGCGAGTTATATCATTTAGTACTGTGATATCGCCTTTCGGAACTAAACTTTTTGTTTTTCTCATGGCACATTGGCCTAAAACGGTTGAAAGAAGGCTCTGTGACTGATTAAATATAGGGGGAGAGATATCTGTGCCAGTGTCTATACCTTCACCAATGGTTGAAAAAATTAATCTAGTAAGTGGTTGTACGATATATCTACCGCAAGAACTTTGTGTATCTTGATTTATTTTATCTTCTAATTTTTTTCTAAAACTCTCCCACAAAAATACTTCTTCAGGAGGAGCAGATGCCCCAGATACTCCATATATTTCTGTCATCCATTTATCTACAAGATAACATTGCGATTCTAAATCTGTAAAGTTATCTGTTTGCCATCTACACTGTTGACACCAATTATGATCATAAGCAAACCATTTATCCGCCGTTGATGTTTGATTTTCTTGTTTTCTTGGATCACCAAAGCAATAAAATCCCCCGATTGGAAATGTATATGGAATTACAGATGATGTTCCGTTTTTTGCGGCATCTCCATAGATGTAACCATCATTAGCAAGCGCCCTCGCGGCCGCCGATGCATCTAAATCACTCAGTAAAACATTTTGAGCACCACATGGAACAAAATTAAATTGTCCAAACGAAATAGTTATAAAAGAATTTCTTGCGGCCGCACCAGTACATCTTCTAAGAGTAGGAATACCACCAAGATTTTGAATTTCATCTTGACGCACTTCTGGTATGTTAAGTCCATTATATTTTGAATTTGACCAATTCAGTTGACCATAGGAGCCAGAATAACGAATTACCCCTGTGGCTCTACACTTTTCATACTTTAGAATTTGACTTCCATCATCAGCTTCAGGATCATAAACACTTTCCTCACCAGATAGAATATGTTGTATCCAATTATAAATCTCAGTGTGAGGAGTATTAAAATTATAATTATAATCAGTATAGTAGTAAGTATTAAAATTATTATGTGAATCATAATAATTTTTGTACCTAGATGACCCACGGCGACCAACCTGATATCCCCAAGCATCAACGGAACAACTATCAGTTGCATCAAAATTTGAGTCAGGATATGGTAGTATTTCTCCGTTTCCTCCAGCAAACTCACCTGAATATGAATTAGAAAAATAGTCATAGAAATTACTAGGATCAGTTGCAAATATTAATTGTCCTGCTGGTGATGGTAAAACATTACAAAGTGCAGAATAATCAACATCATCAGCAAGGGAAGATGTAAATGTTTGAATCTCTTCAGATGCGGTTGATTCTAATTTATTACAACAATCTAGCAATCTACTTTCTATCCATTGATTTGCTTTTTCAATATAATTTGGTACTTTTTCTAAAAATGTTTTAGCATTTGTTAATTTTGTATTAAGTACTTGTTTTTCAAATTCATATTGCACGAGGCCTCTAGACAAAACACCTTGTGTATAACTTGTTATGGTATCATTTAAATTAAAGAATTGTCCTATTGAAGACTTATACCATTCGTTTGGTTTGTAGTCTTCTCCATTTACACCTTGAGGCAGCATGAAAGATGGATTATTTACATTTATTGCTAAACTTAATCCATGCTGTATTTCGGAAAATGCAGAATCATAATTTATAGTATCAGTGAAAGATCCCGCGGCAACAATCTTGTATTCTTGTTCTCCGCCAAATATTCCATCATTTCCAAAAAGCATTTTAAATTCATCTGGATTTGTTATACCTGATGGATCATTAAATAATTTAACATCTGCTGTGCTTCCAATAGAGTTAGTAGCACAACATACAACACATCTATAAACTTCCCATTCCCTTTTTAGATTCTTGAGTTTTACAAACTCTTTTCTCTTTTCTTCTAAAGGTTGACGAATTTTTGTATAAATTGTATATAGTTTTTGAATTTCTAATTCTGTTATATCAAACTGCGGTTGCCAAGCAACATTCGACCATCTAGAATCTCTTTCTCTATCTAAGTAATCCCACCAAACAAAATTTGGATTGTCGGGTTTAGATCCAAACCCGACATCGGATGAATGATGAATGTTGTATTCAAATGGTGTATTTAATATATTAGTTTTATAATACCCAAATGTATTATCTCTAAGCCGAGTCGCCGGCATTGGTATTTTTTTATTATCGCCAGAAAGAATTTTAACAGGATTAGTTGGAACTTGATCTGGTATTAGTTTATATTTTTCTATATGTTTAACTAACGGAAAATCTCTATGATAATCATAGTCAACTGTAGAATATGTAAATCCTGCTTTACTACTTAAAAAATCAGAATACAAATTTTCATAATTTGGTTCCATTTTAATATAATGCGACATAAACGCACTATCTTGGAACATTGACAATTTATCAGAAAGTTTATCTACTTCTACAGAAAGAATTCTATATTTGTTTTGAAGATTATCGGTATTCATTTCGAAAGTTACAAGTTCATCGGACTCTTCACTTTCTTTTATAATTTTCTCTACCGACTTAAAATGCCAACCATCTCTATCTTTCCAAAAGAAAAAGTTTGGTGCTTTTGTGTTTTCTTTAGGAACGGCATTATTAGTAACATAACTCATTAAATTTGCTATGTTGATTTGTCCTTGTTGAATGCCACTTGGATAGCTGATTTCGTCACTCTTTAGCCAAATACCGTTTTTGGTTCCTTCTATTTCTATTGGTTCTAATTTTAGTTTAGTTGCTATGGTTTCAATTAAACCTGGAACAGTATTTAAATTTTGAACTGCCCCCGATCCTGCTCCACCATTTCCGCCTTTTGCTATCAATCCTATGAAATCTTTATCTAATTCTAAAATAGACTTGTTAAAATTTGCATTAAAAATTTCATCGGATAAAAATTCTAATCTATAGATTGTAGCCTTTTCTCCAGTTTCAATCTTTGGTGAATTTACTCCTGCAAAGTCATTAATAATTCTAGCAGAGAAAACGAAAAACTCTAAAGTTAAAGGTTCAAGACTATCGATAAATGAAAATTTTATTGTTATTTTTTCACTACCGTTCAAGTTCATTTGAGCGATCCAGTCATGTTTATCCATGACATCGATGTGACCGGATATGAACGGAGTAAACATACTTTCCGTAATATGAAGACCCATCAATCTTGACTGACCCAATCCAGAATTTTGTGCATCTACTACTTCAAATGTACTAAGAACATTCCAGTTAGACTTTTCTTCTAGAATATTATCAATCTTTTCAATCTTGATACTTGAAAGAAATGATACAAATGGACTTGGCTGATCTTTTGCTAATTCGTTTAATTCTTCATTCATATTAAGTATTTACCGTTATTGTTAGGGATCTTCCTAATGTATCAGTATTTATAGCTCTCTTATACAGATCATATAATAGAGGTATAGTTTGCTGTTTTGGTATTTTTATTGTTTGTCTTTTATTTAATTCATCCAATTCATATTGCTGAAATGTTTTTACACTAATTCCAGTAGCACTGCTTAACCCGTTTGTTATGTACTTATATAATACTGTGTTATATAATGTAGTTGTATCTGTATAACTTCCGGGAACTGCTACACTATTACTATTAGGATCTGCGCTATAAGTTGTTAAATTGGTTCCATTTAGAATTCTATATGGACTTATGATTTCATCAAACGAGTTTCTTCTAAATATAAAATATCTTGGAGTTTGTAAATTTGGAACTGTTCTTCTTGCTAATTGAACAACATTGTTTGAGGTGTTAGTATTCAGTATAGTAAATGCATTTCCTTCTTTTCTTAAAAACATCACATAGTCGCTATTTGATAATGTTCCTTCTCCCCCATATATTACAATATTTCTTGTTTCTCTTCTCCAATCCAAAATAACAGAATAATTATCTTGATCTATAGTGGTTCCGCTACTATTGCTTTTAATTATTATGTCACCCGGTAGTAACTCTGGAGTAGCAACTATAAAAAATGAAATTCCTTTGTACTTGTTATTGAGATGAGTGAGGAAACTATCGTAATCCATCGGCCACTCTGTGTGTGGATCTACTATTGAATTCATCATGAATAAAAACCAAGAAAATTTAGGATCTCCATAGTAATCAAATGCTATTTTTTCTGGACTAAATCCTTCAGTAATAAAATAAGTGTCAAATAGTTTATTATTTTCTAGGGTTTCTTGTGTTAGTGATACTCTTTTAAATATATCAAGAATTGGTAAAGTTTTACCATTTGGGAAATTATAATCTATTGTGGGAAATGAATTAAAAAACAAATTAACCTCCTGCTACTACCCCAGATGCACCACCAGTCACCAGTGCAGTCGATCTTGAAATTATCCCTGTACTACCAGCAGATCTTAGAGCCGGTTCCAATTCAACAAAAGTTAAAGTTGCAGATTGTGCCAATGGTTTCAACTTACCACCTTCAGACATTGCATATGAATTTTTAAATGCAGACTTATTGATTGTACAACCATCCATTAGTGCCCACTGTGGTTGACCACACCAATCTGGATCTACATTTGCATTATTCTTGTCACCAATCCCAAATCTCCACAGAGGTGGGTGTCTAACTTTAGATGCTAGGGGGTATCCTAGTACAGTTGGTAATTGGTATGCTTGAAATGCCTGACAAATTTTTGATGCGGCCGCCGAATCGGCAGGTGTCAAAGATCCAAACAAAATTCTAAAGGTATATACCCGTTTGTTTACCCCTTGAAATGTTGTATCTGACATGTCCATACTCGTTATGTTACCAACTGTTAGATCTGAAACTGCTTGACCTATATTTTCAGCTGCATCCATCACTGCTAGTGCTCCCTTGACTAATGCTCCACCAAGACCTGGTATAAAATTACCAATCATTCCAATAGTTGCTCTAGGGTCTGCTTTAGTTGCTGTGTCTTCAGAATTAATTGCTGTATTGTATGCTGCATCTGCGAATGTAGAGAATTCAGATGGAGCAGGAACATATATTTCATCAAGTATAATTCCACTGGGCAAAGAACCATCTCCAGAATTTGCAGTAGATCTCATTACCGAGTTACTATTATATTCGTAGACAAAAAACTTTAACCAAAGAGGTATTCTTTGTTGTAATCCGGGAGATGCTGGATATATGTAAGTTGCCATTTATTTTACCAATCTGTTATAAATATACTGATGCCATACAAAACAAAATACATTCCAGAAAACCCCACAAAGTATATAGGAGATACAAACAATATTTTATGCAGATCATTGTGGGAAAGAAAATTTTGCAAATATCTGGACAACAATAAAAATGTTGTAAGATGGTCATTTGAGGCAATTAAAATACCTTACTTTTCTCCTGTGGATAAAAAGGTACACAACTATATTCCTGATTTTTTAGTGGAAACAAAAGACAAAGATGGAAACATAAAAACTAGCATAATTGAAATAAAACCAAAAAAGCAAACAAAAGAACCACAAAAACTCAAGAAGTCAAAAAGAACAATGCTTTCGGAAAGTATAACTTTTGCCATAAACACTGCAAAATGGGAATCAGCAAAACAGTTTTGCGATAAACACGAAATATCATTTAAGATACTGACAGAGGAGGAACTGTTTTGAGCCAATTCAATAGAGCATTTAGTCCAGGTCAAACTGTAACCGATTTTAAGAAAAAAATCTTAACCTTTGGTGGGGGGTTGCAACAAGTTAGTAGATATGAAGTTCTACTACAAGGTCCTGGAGGCTTGCCCGCGTTTGTAACATATCCAGAAAATGTTGCACTACCACCAAGATCTTTCATCTCAACTCCCTTTAGTAACTGGGGCCCCGATTTCAATATTCCAGTAAAAAGAGAATATGGTGAATGTGCAATGTCATTTATAATATATCAGGATTGGTACGAAAGAAAATATATTGAGTCTTGGATGGATAAAGTAATACCAACGGGAATAAAATCTGTAGGTGGCGGTGGTGGCGGGGGTGGGTCTGCCGCACCATCTGCTGCGGATTTTGCTGACTATACAAATCCATATTCTGTATTTTCTGGAAACATACAAATAAATTGTTTATCTGTAACATCAAATTCTTCTGGTTCTCCCGGAGGAAAGGTAGATGGAAAAAGAGTAACTGCAAAAATCACACTGAACGATGTATTCCCAATGTCTATAACCCCAACAACATTGAGCTCGGAAGCTTCTGGATATGGAACATTTGTTGCAATATTTACATTTAGAGATTATCTGTTTGAATGTCCTACACAATTATAATGGAGTAAATAATGAGTCTTTCTGATATACTTAAATCTACAACACCAAAATATCACGATATTGTCCCTTCTACTAGAAAAAAAATATGGTACAGACCATTTTTAGTTAAAGAAGAAAAAATTCTATTAATCGCACAAGAAATGGGTGGCGATGGTGGAATAATGAAAGCAGTAAAGGAGGTAGTAGAATCTTGTTTTGAAGGATTGGGTGATGCTTCAAAAATTCCAATTTTTGACTTAGAATATCTTTTTATAAAACTTAGAGCAAAATCAGTTCAAGAAATTGCTATTCCTATTTTAATTTGTCCGGTAACTTCAGAAGAAATTCAACTTAAAATAAATCTACAAGAAATAAAAATTGTAGAGGATAAAAATCATAGCAATAAAATAAAGTTATCAGATGATATAGTCATAGGAATGAAATATCCATCTATTTCAATATTTTTAGAAAATAATATAGAATCTATGGAATTAATGGATTTCTACGAACTTGCAATAAATTGTATAGATTACATAGAAACTAAAGAAGAAAAAATTGATTGTTCAAGTATAGAAAAAAATGAATTAAAACAATTTGTTGATAATATGACAAAACAACAGTTTGACAAGATAATTGATTTTTTTGCTACTATGCCTAAACTAGAAAAAACTGTAAATTATAAAACATCCGATGGAGAAAATAGATCAATAGTTTTAAGGGGGATTAAGGATTTTTTCGGGTTAGCCTCAGTCACATAACATTAAATTCTTTCTTTAATATTAATTTTAAACTAGTACACCATTATCACTACAGTTTAAATGAATTTGAATCAATGATACCTTGGGAAAGAGACATATATTTAGAGTTACTGAGGCAAGAAATCGAAAGTGAAAATAATAAAATTGCTAACGAACAAAATATGATAAATGCGCTTTCAAGAAAGGGTAAATTTAGATGAAAGAATCAAAAGACATAGAAAAATTAAAAGAACAGTTTTTGAACATATTTTCTAGCTCTATTAATTTAAATAATTTATCTAGATTCACCGAAGAAGATATAGCAATAAAATCTCCTCCTATAGATGAACTTCAGTTAAATAATAATAAGACAGGATTTGGTTCTAACAAAGAAATCAATATTAATGTAAAAGTAGAAGGTGCAAATGGAAATACAGTAAACGAATACAAAAAAGTTGTTGTATTTAATAATAACACAAACACATATGATGTTAAATTAAAAAAAAATAAACCAGTAGATCAGATATTAAATTCTACTTTTATTAGAAATATAACTCCACTTAATATTAATAAAATAGTAAATCCATCTAATAATTTACAATTTAATAATAATTTTACATTAACGCAAGCACAAAAAAAGAAAAAAGAAAAAAGTAAAAAACCAGTAGAAAGTATGAATTTTATATTCGATACTCCTTATAGTTTTTATACAAACACTGGCAATTACTACATTAAAAATACACAAAATAACTTAAATAAAAATAAAACAAACAATTACTACAGTAATAGTACTGTCTTATCAAGACAGGATTCACGATCTATTGTGAGAGACACTAATAGTAATATTACTTCAAATGAAAACAACTATACATCTATAAATCCATCTGAAAATATCTTCAAAGAATTAATAAATAACAACATTTCAAGTTTAACTAGAAACGAAGATGGAACCGTCAGTATTGAGAATAAAATAGAAAAAAGTATTAATACAGAAAATATTACAAATAAAACAGTGTTGCTAAAGAATGAGCCTTCTAATACTTTAGTAAACAACGATCAAACTAATATCTTTAATACAAAAAATATTGAACTTAATAAACAAACTGAAAATAAAATTTTCAAACACAATATAACACAATTAGATGATCCCAATTATTCTTTCACAAATAAAGAACAATATATTACCATAGACAAGTCTAAAGGTGAAACCCTACAAGATATTAAAAGACTAACATTCAATGAATTAAATCAAAGAACGGTAAATAGAGTACAAGCAAAGACTATAACATACAATAAAGAAAACAAAATAGTTGTTCCTGCGTTTGCAGGCGGCGGCGAAGGTATTGTTAGTAGTACAACCCCAATTGTTGTAGGGGAAAGAGGAACTGAAAGTTTTCAAGTAATACCACAAAAGGATTCAGGTTCTGCTATATCTTCAAATCCAGCTGCGTCCCTAAGAGGAGAAGCTCCTGCTGAAATTAAAGCAGGTTCAAATGATAAAGTTTCAAAAGCAATAGAAGATAATGTGACTAAAAAGAAAGAATTAACTTCAGATAAAGCTTTAGAGACAAATAAAAATAACGATACAAAGGATATGATTAGTGAATTAAAAAATGCAGGAGGAGATATAACTCCAGATAAAGGTAAAAGAAAAAGTACAGCAAGGCCAGCAAGTATAAAAACAGATAATAAATCTCTAATAATAGAATCGTTCAAACGAACTGCAATTGGTGTAATGCCGGTGTGGAGAACTCAACATATGTAAAAAGAAACACCCCCGTGATCCAGCTGCAGCTGGCGGGGGTGTCGGACGAGAGATGCTATCTCTCGTGGGGTTAGTCGTCTGCGAGCTTCTTGAAATATTCAAGAGCATCAGTTGAGTCATCCACCTCATCCTCAACTGGAGGCTTCTTCGTCTTTGGAGTTCCACCCCACTGCTTTTCAGCGAGTTCTTCTTCATCAACATCTTCTGCCGTTCGCTGACCCATTGGGGCCTTACCACGAATATCACCCTTGAGTACACTCTCAAGCTTTGTCTTCAGTTCCTCGTAGGTCTTGAAGTTTGAAGGATCGGTGTGTTCCTTCAATGAGTGCTGAGAACGCCAAATCTTCTCCAACTGCGCGTCATCTCCACCGACGAGTGGTGATGGTGAATCAAACTCAGACTTGTCGTAGTTGACATATCCACCAACATTACGAACCTTGAGCTTGAAGTTTGCTCCAGTCCAGAAATTAAACGGATCGATTGGATCTTCGTCCTTGAATTCAGGTTGCATTGCCTCCTGAACCTTTTCAAAGATCTTTTGTCCGTACTTGAACAGGAAGACCTTTCCTTCATTCTGAGGATTGGCAGGATCACTGACAACCAGAATGTTGGAGATGTAGTTCAACTTGCGCTTACGCTGCCGAGCGAGATCCTTATCGCTATCCATGCCACTCTTCCAGAGTAGGCTGTTCATTTCTGAAACAGGATCTTGCTTTCCAAGAGTGGTGAGTGAATTCTCAATATACCAACCACCTGGACCTTGAAATGCGTGAGAATAAAGCTTTACCCACGGAATGTCCTCACCGTCTACTGTTGGGAGGAATCGAATAACAGCAAAACCGTTCTTTGCCTTATCCAGAGTAGGACGCCAGAAACGCTCGTCCTTGTAATCCTTCTTGCCGCCTTCTTCTTCTGCAAACTTCTTGACCAGAACATCAATGCTGGTCTTTGACTTCTTCTTAAAATCGCTAAATGAGCTCATAAACTCTCCTTCCCGAAGATCTCCTTCGGACTAAAACTGACCGGTGGGAACTCCCCACCACTGACAAGACAAGTATACCACACTACCATATGCCGTTCAAGCAAAAGGTAATGAGTTCTTTTTTCTTGGTAAAAGATTTAACTTCTGTCCCTCTTCCTGTAATTTCTCAACTATTGGTTGTGATAATAGTTTAGGGGACACTGTTATATCAATAGAGTTTTCCTCCAAAATATAAATTATCGCGTCCATGTAGGAGCATTCTTTTTCTTTTACTCTATTTTCGACTTTCTTAGAAAAGTCTTCTTTGGTTAATTCAATGAACATATGTTATCTTTCTATGTATATTACCATTATACATAGCTTCTAGAAGGAATCAAGGATGCCATACACATTAGATAATATTTTAGTTACCACTGCTACCGGAGATGCGTATCTAGCAACAGACTGGGGAACCAGTGGTACTGGTTTTACACAGTCACACGTTCCAATAAATAAAATTGCGTATGGCGACGACAGTACAACGACTAGAGTAACAACATCTACTCCTTTACCCATAAGCATCTATGGTTGGACTGGAACTAATATTGGAATTACTGGTAGCGTTGCAGGAAGAGGAATATTCACTGTAGGGTTATCGGCAGAAAGTGCATTCCTTAAAATAGCAGGAACTACATTCTCAACAATTCCAGTAGGAATAAGCGGAACAATACAAGGTATAACTAATGGAATTTTAGTTGGTGTTACTGGTACTGTAGGTTTAAGAACCACAGAATTTGGTATGTTTGGTATTTCTGGAGCAACAGCAATAGGAATAACCGGAGGAAGAAGATTAAATTATAGCACTGATTCTGTATCTGTATATGGAAATGTTGGTATTAGTGGTAGTATTAACTTAACTGAATCTACAGACAGCATACGAGTATATGGCCACGACGGCGATCTTAAACTTTCATCAAAAATATATTCTTCAGACGGCACAACTCTTGGCGTTTCTGGTGATGCACTTAAAGTAGCAGTAACTAATGCAGGATTTACCTTTAGTGTAAGCATAGGAGCAACGGTAGGAGTTGCAAATTATGGCGGTGGACTAATGATTATGGGTACTGGTGTCACTTCAGACTACCCTATAATAGTTCAGGGCGCGGCCGCAGATGGAAGTATAGAAGTAACTGCAACAGAAGCATTACCAGTAACTGTTGAAAATAATATAGATGTAGATCTATCTTCATTGATTCCATACTTAGGAGCAACAGGTTCAATTTATACAGTTTTAAATAACATTAAAACAAATACAAATCCAGTATCGAGTATAAATGAAAAATTAGGAAATGGAACTATACAAGTAAAAATAGTAGATAGCACTAAACCATCTACTGTTTATAGTGGTTCTAAACTTTCTACAATTGCTGCATCTCAGTTATCAACACTTACAAATAGATTAGTTTCGGGTGTTCATATTAAATCTGCATTAAACAACACTACTACTATATTTGTTGGTGGATCAACGCTATTAACCAGATCTACTGAAGGATATCCATTAGAGCCAGGAGAGTCTTTATTTATAGAAACTGGTGCATTAACATCAATATATGTAAGATCTTCTACCGGAAATGGAACAATTAACTTCATTGCTTCATGAACCCAGGAAATCGTAAAAAATCAGTAAAAGTAAGCACAGTAAAAAGTAGTGCTAAACCAAATTCAAATTTAGTAACTGCTAGAGTTAGTTTATTTTATGGACTTGAATATAAAAAATCATTAACAAATAAAGTCAGCACAGTTTCTGGATTAGTTGCTACTCCAAACATAATTTTTAATAGTGGAGAAACTGGAGCGTTTTTTGATTTCTCCGACTGGAAAAATACTTCTTCAACGGAAAATGAATTCATAAAGTTTTGGAAAAATGTTCCAATAGGAGCATCTTTCACGGTTTCTAATGCAGAATTATATAATGAAAAAAATAATAAAAAGTATGATCTATCTGGAACATATACTCTAACTGAAAAAGAAAATCTTATTATTATAAGTTCTGTAGTATCAATTACAAATAAAGATGAAAACATAAGTCTTTATTCTAAAAAACAATTCAATCAAACTCCCATCTTTGAATTTACTTCAACTCCAGTGAGTAGTGATAGTACTTCTACTTTTATAATAAATACATTTGGACAAAATACAAAAACATCATTCACCTACATGGGCGCTAGTGTTGGAGATTATATTTTACTACAAGGAGAAGAGTCTTCATATGAGATAGAAGAAATAACAATAGACTCTGAAGGTAAAGAAATAATAAAAATTAAAGGTGAATTGACAGAAGAAAATAGAGTTGGAATAAAAACATTGGTGCAACTTAAAATAAAAGTTGCACCAAATGTTGCGTCTTCAGATATTAATGTAAATGATACTACAATAGGGTCATGTACAGTTGGAGATATTTGTTACAATAACCAAACAAAGTCTCAGTGTCTATTGCGTGTTAGTGGAAATCTTAAAACAAAATTTACGGAAAACAATGAATGCGTGGACGCTTCCAATAGGAATATAATTCCAAGTGAAGTGGTGCCGGCGACTCCATCTTCCGACGAGATTGTTGTTAGACTTTTAAACGACATATCAAAAACTATATCAATTAATCCGAAGTCTGGTAAGATATTTTAAACCTTACGAACCGACTTAACCTTATTGCTCTTCGGCAGTTCATAAGTAATCTTTTTCACTCGATCATTAACATTTTCCATTTGCTCTTTAACATCGTAGTAACGATTGAAAAGAGTATCAGTGTCTAGCTTACAATAAGCCATCTCGTCCATCAATTCCTTCTTAGTCACATAGAGTTCATGTGGTAGAAGAATAAATGCCCAAGTATTCATCAGACAAGAAAACACAAGGCATATAAACACAGCATCCTCATTATTTCCAAGAAATGCACCACAACCAACACCAAGTCCAAGACACGCCAATAGATTCAAAATCCTAATTTTACTCATAGAGTTTCCTTTCATAATCAGAGAGTAGTTCAAAACCAATATCCGTAGTATACCAAATCTCATCAAACATTTCAATGCACCAAGGCAAACAATGCTTGCATGGTTTGGAGTTACGAAGTTCCTCAAATCGATTCATACGGATATTAACCAGTTTGAGTTTACGAAGATCCTTCTTGTACTTCTTTGGAAGTTTGTTGAAGGCATCTAGTTCGGAATGGACACACCCAATGACATATCCATACTTATTTGCCAATGGGTGAGTTTTAAAAACATTTGTACCAACAGAGACAAGTTTGCTCTTGTGGTAGATTAAACTTACATGCTTCTTTTGTCGTTGAAGACCAAGACAAATAGGCTTCACATCACGAAGAATATCATTGAAGTCGAGAATCATATTGAAGCGTTTCCGATTGGGTTCGAACCAATGACCTGCCGCTTAGAAGGCGGCTGCTCTATCCAACTGAGCTACGGAAACGATTATGGACATAGTATACTAGATACCATGTCCATAATCAAGTCCGTTTAAATTATTAAACGCTAAGTTTCAGATCTGCCGGATTGATAATGCTCTTGGCGGGTGGCACAAAAAGACCACCAACGATGACGGTGCTGTAGTGTTCTTCAAGTTCCTTCTGTGCAGGAACTGTAAAAAGAACATGCTTGGTATCTACAGTAATTCCATCTTCAATATCGGCATATGGTAGCCACTTCGCAAACATGAGCTTACCTTCGGGGGTGGGCAGAAGAACTGCCGGATCCTTTAGAGTGAGAGTACCTTCTCCCTCAGTAACATTCGCAATAATTTCTTCACCACTAACAAGACGAGTAATAACAATATTAGCCATATTATCTCCTTAATTTTCACACTGGCAACAACGACCCATAATACGATCCCAAAGCGAACACTTTGGTGGTTTATCTACCGGCCAACATTGACCAGTTACATCTTCTAAGCAATTAGAATTTTTGATATCAATTGCACGGGATGATGCTTCAATGAATTCATCTTCTGTAAACAGAAGATCAACACATCTACCATCAATCACTTTCTTTACATGAATATATTCATTGCTCATAAAAACATCCTTTATAATGGAGGCCGGGGGAGTCGAACCCCCGTGTACCCTATACTTATGTATAAGCACTACATGATTAGTTTCTTTTCATAAACAATTTCGTAAGGTAAGAAACAAACTTACGAATTGTCTTGACTTTTATTTTTTAAATCGTTTCCTAAGTCAATTAGTTTTAACGATTCTATCAGATTTTGAGAAGTCAGGAATTATCTGAGTCACTTCCTGTACCCTCTTGACGGTCCTAGTGAATTAAGGATCGACTGTTTCTCAAGCAGCCATTGCAAATGCTCTAGTATTGGCATTTGTGGTTTGGTTGTTTTTAACGAAGCCATCAACCATCTTCGTCATGCTCTTCTACATTTGTCTAGAATATCGAATCCGATTAGCCCCCTCGTATATTACTTTTGATAACAAATTTACCGCCTGGTAATATTGCATACGAATATTTATTTGGTTTTTCTCTTGTTGGATCAATTCCTTCAACTCCACCTTTACGGGCACTTGCTTCTATTTGTGCAATAACTTTAGCATTTCCTCTACCTTTTGGTATGCTCATTAAATTTACTGCACCATTTACTACACTAGCAAACTGAGGTGAAATTTGCCTTGTGTTGCCTCTTGGGCCTACTAAGTAAAAACTACCCTGATGATTGACAATATGATGTTCTTCTCCAGGCTTTCCTGTTTTCTTATCTCTAATTATGACAGACCCAACATCACCGTGTTGCAATCCTTTTAGAAGATCTAGAGTCTCTCTATGTCGTTTGGCGTGTGCCTCTTGCCTTGCAGCTGCGATTTCGGCAGCTGCAGCTCGCGCAGCTTTATTATCTCTTACTTCTTGATTTCTTTTATCCCGAGCAAGTTGACCAGTTCTAATTTCTTGAGCCAATCTAATAGCAGCATTTTCATCTTCCCTGCCCTTTTGGTGCCGCCTTGCTTGTCTAAACATCTTTGGAGAACTTTCCTGTAAAGATCCCCAAGCACCTGATTTGACCAACGATTCTAAAAGTCCTCTGAGTGTTTTCATATAGTACCTCAAAGGATATTTATAATCGAATTCACTTCATCCGAGCGAGTTTCATTGCACGACGCTTCTTTGAACCCATCTTACGACGGCGCCCAAACTTTGTATGTGTTCCTTTGCGACTCATAATATCTCCTTAAAGTAGTCCCATATCTTCATCCAGTCTGGTCATCTTCTCAAGTGCTTGTTCTGTTGAAAGCTTTGTGATATCTTTCTTGTAGCATTCTGCCTTGAATTGCCAATATGCTCGTTCACGGG